TCCACGCATTGCATGGAGGAGTCAATGGCCGCAGTTGGGTGCGGCCATGGTGGGGGTGGGGTTCGCCACCCCACTCCCACCACCCCGCCCCCCGACGACACACTCTACGTCGACGGGGGGATGCGGCCACGCACGCGCAAGGAGCGTGGCCTGCAGCGGTGGGAACGCGACCGCAGCGAGGAAATGCCTGGTGGCCGAGCTACCATGAGCATGGACGAATTCGCGCGGGTCGCCGCCACGGCGGGCAGCTCGCCAAGATCGAGCACAAGCGAAGTCAGTGATCCGGAAGGAGATAAGGCTGACACCAGTTCCAGCGCGGGAACTGATGGAGGAGGGGGAAAGGCGGCGCTGCCTGCAACCAAGGTTAGGAAATCCGTGGGTTCCCGACTTTGGTCGCGGCTGTTCTCATTCGGGTCGTGGAGGAAGGAAACCCAGCGGCAGGCGAATGCCGCAGTTGCGGTGGCCACCCTACGCGGCATAGATGTCGATGGGGTTGACGAAATCGAGTTGGCCCCGAAGTACGGGTTTATCGGCACGATGAGACAAGCAATCAACGACAGGCTCCCAGAGTCACCGCACAATGTGCGCCACAGGGCCGCCCGGCGGTTCCGTGAACGCGTGCGTGTGCTTAAAACCCTGAGCGCAGAGTTGAAGTTTCAGAGTCATGGATTTGACAAAACTGAGGCGGATATGAGGTCGTTGGCAATCGCCGCCAAAGCTGTCGTTGATAAGGCAATTGACGACAAGACGATACACAGGTCTTACGCTAATTGGTACAAGCGAGGGCTTGTGGCCTGCTACCACATCCAGGACGAGGACGATGAGTTCTTCGCCGATATGGCTGCGGTGGCAGAAAAGTCACCCCACTAGGGGTGCCTCGTGCGCATGGCTGCGAGAACCACCAAGGATGAGAAATATCAAAGGTCAAACCTTACCTGTGGTGCGTTCAGAGGGATCGCGGTTCGTGCGCATGTGGGTGCCCCGCCTGCGAAGGTGCGACATGTTATTTTAGCTCCAGGCATGTCGTCCCGAATCGATTATGGAGCACACAACAACGACGCCCCCAATTTAGTTCGAGCACTAAACGAGAGAGTTTTCAACGTTCAAAGTGCTGGGGGTTTGGCACCCACCCCGCTACCGTTACCAGGGGTGTGGAAGTCGTTGGCTCCGGTAGCGAAACGCATCGTGAAGAGCATTACCCACCTTCCGTTGGAGAGGTTGACCTGCAAACAATTCATCGAACAGTGTCCCAACAACAAGAAGATGCTCTATGCGCGCGCTGCGCAACGCTACCGTGAGAGGGGGTGGATCGTACGCGATGCTCGGATCAAGGCCTTCGTGAAGTTCGAGAAGACGAATTTCACCAAGAAGAAGGATCCGGCGCCACGCGTGATCCAGCCAAGAACCCCCGTGTACAACCTGGCCTTAGGGCTGTACACCAGGCGTGTCGAGAGTTGTATATACAAGGCTCTCGCACTCGAGTGGGGAGGTGATGACGAGGGAGTAGTGATGAAGGGGCGAACCGTGGTAGAGGTAGCAGCGGTTCTAAGGGCTAAGTGGGAACGTGTGAAAAGACCAGTGGCAATTGGTATTGATGCCAGCAGGTTCGATCAGCACGTCTCGCGTGACGCCCTTAAATGGGAGCACAGCGTGTATAAGCGGCTGTTTGGTTATGATGGAGAATTGATAGCACTCCTGAACCAGCAGCTTAAGAACAAAGGCCGGTCAGACATAGATGGCTACCGAGTGGAATACGAGGTTCATGGTACCCGCGCAAGCGGGGATATGAACACATCGCTCGGCAATTGTCTGATCATGTGCACGCTCGTGAGGGAGTACATCCGGGAGCTGGGCATTAAGGCAGAGTTCGTCAACAATGGAGACGACTGTGTCTTGTTCGTGAGTGAGGGAGATGTTCCCAAACTTGACGGGCTAAATGCCTGGTTTTTGAAGTATGGATTTGAGATGGAAAGGGAGGAGCCAGTCCGTGTGTTTGAAAAGGTTGTGTTTTGCCAAATGCAGCCCGTGTATTCCGGGTCCGAGTGGGTTATGGTTCGCCAGCCATCAAGTGCGTTCGCCAAAGATGCGATTGCACTAGGCGAGTCGACCCGCGCGGACTATAGGAGGTGGGCATATCAGGTTGGAGTGGGCGGTCACGCTTTGTATGGTGACATGCCCATATACTCCGCATACTATGAGGCCTACCGTCGGAACGGACAGGATTCCAAACTTGGAAACAAATATTGTGTCTCAGATTCAGGCTTCTTGCGGTTGTCGAAGATCCCCAGAATCAGATCAGGCGACAGAGTTGAAGTGACGCAGGCGTGCCGCGTGAGCTTTTACTCGGCCTTTGGCTACCCCCCCTCAATGCAGATTGCTATGGAAAAGGAACTAGCCACTTTCGTGGTAGGCGATTGTAGTACCAGCACCGTCAACCCGGCAGTGTCCATGGGCCTCACCACAATCTGACCACTCGGGGTTTTTAATAATTGTAAGTAGTGTATATAGATACCGAACATCGAGTTAGTCGCATGGCTAATGGAAAGAAG